CCTACCAGAGACAGGCCTAGCAGCTTCAGCGGTTGAGCCACTACGTCGTTCAACGCAGCGAGTACGAAACTTCGGCTTTTCGTTGTAACAGCCACGATTCTGTCCTTTCAAACACTTCTTCCGGCGACACCCACGGAAGTGGAATATACGTGCCGTTCTTCAACAACTCCGGATTCACCCAACTCGTGCTCAGCAGAGCCTCATGGTCCGGCCACAGCATGGCGACAGGACATCCGCACAAATGCGCCGCCACATGGCCCAACCCGCTGCTAAACCCAATATAGCCCGCCAGGGCGCGCATCACCTCGATGGCGCCGCCAAACGTGGTTGTGCCGACGGGAGGGATGCCCCTCGCGTCCACCTGAAACCGGAGGCCGCTTGCGGTGTCGAACACAGCCGAGGTGATGTCGTCCCATGAACCGCCCAGCAGCACGAACTTCGCCCGTGGCAGGAGGGCCTGCACCAGCTGCAAATACCGGGTCCACCCCACTGCGTCCCAAGTGTGCCACGCAGCCGCTCCCCTATAGGACGCACAGGACACGCCCAGGAGGATGTCCTCCGGCTCGGCGCCGTACAACACGCGCACCGCTTCCTGATGGTGCTTGACTGTAGTCTCGATGGGGTAGGTGTAGGTAGTGGGCAGGTCAGGCAGCCAGCTCGCTAGAGGCAACCCAGTCTCCAGGTGTGGATTACACGCGAGCTGCGCAATCTGACCCGGCCCAAAGTTGCCAGTCACAGCGGCCCAGGTGTCCAGGCCGTGCCACTTCTGAAACTCCCGGATCTGGCTGTAGTCGAAGCCGGACCAACCGAACACTTCGATTTGCGGATGCAGCTCGGCGAACTGATGCAACCGCCGAGGCGCTCCATCCAGTGCGAACACCGCAAAGCGCTCCCGCACGTTGTGGAACTTCGTCCAGGCCCACTGAAACTCCCCGATGCCGCTCGGCAGCAGGACACACCTGAGGTGGGCCCACAGCTCCGGATCATCCGTGGACAGGCGGACCACTCTCATTCGGTCACCCGCTGCAGGAACGCCAGGCCGCAGTCTCCCACGAAGTTCATCACGTTCCACTTCCGCTGATTCACCTCTTGCACCACTTGCATCACCTGAGGATCACCCGTATCGTGCATCGCCACGATCCCGCCAACCACCACCTGCGGGCTCCACGTCTGCCAATCCGCCTTACACCCGCTGTAGCGGTGATCTCCATCAATGAAGAGGAACTCTACCTGCCCCGCCGGCTTCCACCCACTACTCTCCGCCACGGCCAGCCGTACGTAGCCCTCCAGGCCGTGCTTCCGCACCCTGGCCTCGGCCCGTTCAATCGCTGCGGGGTCCACGTCTATGCTTAGCAGCCGGCCTTCGTTCTTCTTCGCCGCCTGCCCTAGCACACACGTAGTCACTCCGTTCATAACCCCGAGCTCGACCAACGATTTCCACCCGTTCGTGCGCACCAAGCCGTACAGTACCGTCATCCACAACCGGGTGCTGTTCCGATCGGTGTCAGAAAACAGGGGGAACAGGTTGTAGTCTTCAGGATCCCCAGCCCCAACTTCTGAAAACATCGCCTGTTCCCCCTTCCCCGCCCGCTAGGTCTGTGACCCGGCAACGACGCCGGATGTGTCAGGGTTGAACGCCGCAGCCTCGACATCCACTGCGTCGGCAATCCGGAGCTTTCCGTTCGTGTCGACCCACAACGCCCTGTCGAACCCATCGCTGCCCCGCAGGAAGATCCCTGACAGCCCGTTGTTGCTTGAAGGGTCGCCGGGGCCCAACCTGGTGAAGCCGATCCTTCCCGTTGTCACAACAGAGTCGGCCATGTTAGCCTCCGCTGCTTCCGTACACCCCGCGCCACTCGGAGAAGCCCTGGATGTACCGTGCGAAGATCTTGAACAACGCATCGCCGGACAGGAAATCATCAGCGCTGGCCGTTTCGGGCCGCGTGCGCCAGATGAACTTCATGTCGTGGCCGCCCATCCTGCCGCCGCCCTTCCTCCGCGGGCTGGTCAGCAAGAACCAGCTGTCCGCATCCGTGAGGTACCGGCAGGCCAGATAACCGTTATCCGAGATCTCACCCTTCAATGGGTTGATTTCATTGTTCGCCGAGTACGGTTTGTACTCACTCTGCAGGACCTCCTTGGCGGCCCACTTGAAGGTGGGATCGATCACAAGGAGACTGGGCGACATGATCACGGGCTTTCCGCGATCGTCTTTCAGCGTGTTGAAGTGGTCCAGGCCGGCCTGATAGCTGGTGAAGCCGAAGTCCACATCGGTGCTGGGCTTGTTCGCAATCGTGGGGCCGCCGTCGAGCCGCGTGTGGGACACGTGGCAGAGGGACAGGCCGTCGAAGCCGACGTAGCTTGCGTTGAACGCGTTGTTCAACACGCTCCAGGCGTCGACTTCGATCTTGTACGCCGAGGCACGGCCGAGTTCCGCCGACATGTCCTGCATGATGTCATACAGGTCGTCGTCCCACATTTCGCGGGTAATCCGGAAGCCGAGGCCGAAGCTGGCGTTCGTGTACCGCACAGCGTTGCCGATCAGCGGATCGTCGAACGTTGTGTTGGTACCTTCGAGCTTGGGCACCATGCTGCCCAGCCCTGACATCTTGATGTCTTCCTCGTACGCTCGGACGCTGTTCCTCGTCCCGAAGACCGGAATCCACTGGGGGCGCTGTGCATCGATTTCGTTGAACATCACCTCCATGAGCCCGGGGGCGAGGAGTGCCGAGAATCCACCTGTTGTTGCTGGCATGATCTCCTCCCCTTATGAAGTACGAGAGCCCTGGAAGTACGTCGGGTCGAACTGGAAGTAGACCTGCGCAAGGGTATCCCCTACGCCTGCCGGCAGTCCGTCCTGCGCCCCTCTCCAGAATCCCCAGATGACAACCCGTTTGTTGGTCACGTCCGTGCTATCGACGTACCACTTCCCGGTTGCCCCATGCTTCGCGAGGCCGTACATCTTTCCTACGTCCGTCGCTGCAAGCGTCGTTGTCCCTGCTCCGTTGTCCAGGCTGCCCTGGAACAACGTGCTCGGGTGTGCCAGGTACACCGACTGGCGTTTCGCGCCCGCCGTTGCACCATTCTGCCCGTCCCGGCTCGCTACGCCCAGGATCAGCGCGGGGTCCGCCCCGGCTTCCTGAAGGTAGCCTGCGGAGAGCGAAACGATCGCTCCCTGCTTGAACACCTGAGACGCGGCTTCTGCGAAGTCTTCCTGAGCGATGCTGTACCCGGTCAGGGACTTCGCCGGCACGATTGCGATTCGTGGCTGTGCTGCCATGAAGTGCCTCGTGTTCGGTTAGAAGTTAGGATCCGGCGAAGTGCGAAAGGCGAGGCCCTTGGTTTTTTGGCCCAGCTTCCGCATTGCCGCTTCGGCGTTGTCGTTCGTCTGAGCAACGCCAGTTTCGAGACTGTCCCTGTGCTGCGCTTGCAGCGTTCTCCGCCGGGCATCGATTGTTTCCTCGAAGTGCTTCCGGTTGATCTTGCATAGCACCAGGTCGGTGCCGCGCCTGCGGGTTACTTGTCCGCTGGCAAGAGCCGCTCCGCTCAAGTTCGGCAGTTCTGGTGCGTCGTCCATCACTACCTCATACCCTTGAGCTTTCCGCATCAGCATCGCACGTTCGTCTGTGTTACACCAGCGGTACACGAAGTTTGGGTCCTTGTCCGGGACCGTGAATGGATCATACATTGCTATCGAAGACCGTCCTTCTGCGTCCGCCAGGCGTCCCATTCAGCTGACCCTGCGACATCGCGTTAATGGTTTCCTGCGTCACTCCCTCAGCCTCCAACTTCACCAGATAGGCTTCGGTGCTCATTCCCATTCCCGCCGCCATCTGCGCAATCTTCGGCGTGGCGGTGAGCTTCGCCTGCTTCACGGCCGCGGGCGGGGTGCTGCGGGCACCCGGCGTCGCTTTGGCACTCGCGGGGGGCACTGCTTGGGGCTTCCTCGCGGCCGGCGCCGGAGGGGCGACGGGTGGCACCTCGATGGGGGCTGCCGGAGCCTCCTCGGTC